ACGCTGTCGCTTAGTTTTGATGGATCGAACGATTTCTTAACGACTAATTATAGTCCTACGGCTTCGTCTGCTTTTAGTGTCAGTATGTGGACGAAAAGCTCAAATACTACACAATCGATGGCATACTTTTCAAATGGTACAGTTGCGGGTACGCCTGGTGGTTTTCAATTATTAACTCCAGGAGCTACAAAAAACTTTTATGTTTTGGTTAGCAATGGTAGTAGTGATTACGCAAATGCTGCTTTTGGTGCGACTGCTGGCTCGCTAGATATTCGTGATGGGGAATGGCATCACCTCGCACTTACTATAAATGGAACAGCTATAAAACTCTACCTAGACGGAGGGGATGCCGCTATTAACACAAGCAGTCCAACTAACACTCAAGGTAGTCCCTACGCTACAGCGACAAGTACAGTTAGTTACACAGGAAACACAGGTAATGTTTATTATTTCGGAAGAAATGGGGGATACTCAGGATACTACTATAGTGGTACACAAGACGAAATAGCTTTTTTTAAAACAGAATTAAGTGGTGCGAATATTTCTGCAATTTACAACTCAGGAGTGCCAAACGATGTGGGTGCAAACGGATTAAATCTTTCCCCTGATGCTTACTTCCGATGTGGTGATGGATCGAGTGATACTAATAGTTCAGGTGGAGTGGCAAGTAATGCTGACTCTGTGGGTACAGTTACTTCGGTTGTAAATGGTTATACTGCTACCCAAAGCACAGCTTCGTATAAACCTACCTATTCAAACGATGTCCCAAGCTAATTTAATACTATGAAATATATTTTATACAGTACAGAGACGGCATGGAATGCGAGTAACACAGCGATGAATACTTTGTTTGGTTTGCCCGATGACAACGGAAACGAAAGGTACGCTGAAATTTCCCAAGTTACTAACGAAGATAATTCTGATTATGGAAAGTATATTTTTCCTGTCACTACTGAGGGTAGCTTCATCACAGTCGATAAATTTAATGTAACTGAAATGGTTGAATTTGATCCTACCTGGTCACCACCTGACCCTGAGTAATGACAGAGGAAAAGGATGCAATAGGCGAGAACTCAGTTGTGAAGGCGAATGTCGCTTTCATGTTGAAAACTATCAGTGCGGTGGCTCTTGCGGTGTACTCCTTTGTTACAATCAAATCAGACATTGATGATCTAAGAAATGAGAATGTCCGCATTCATCACGAGGTCGATATGAACAGCGAGTTCAGAGTCAAATGGCCAAGAGGTGAGTTAGGATCTCTGCCGGATGATGCCGAGCAAAACATGAGGATTTTATTCTTAGAAAAACAAGCATCGAAACAGGAAGAACTTCTTGAACAGTTAAGGTACGGAGGAGCGAGGTGACATGGAAATTACACATTACATGTTCGCTGGTCTTGGCGTTGCACTATCCATCCTCGCATTTTTTATTAAGCGTAACAAGTGGGAGATCGATGATATGAAGGATCGACTCCGACAATTAGAGATACAAAATGCCGGGCAGATTAAGGACATTAATCACCTCGATAAATTATCTGAGGACAGGCGTGAGGACATAAAAAAGTTATTCGAGAAGATGGAGGCTAAATGAAATGTTTGAACTCCTTACATTATTTCTTACGGGTGGTGGTTCTGCGGCAATGGGTAGTATTCTTAAAGGCGTGTTTGGTGCGATTACGGATGCTCGTTCGCAGAAGCATGAAATGGAAATGGCGAGGGAATGTAGGAATAATGAATTCGCTATGCAATTTCAAGCATCACTCAACGATGGTGCTGGTGGAGCTTTTACTCGTGGGACTAGGCGTATGCTGGCTCTTATTGGGATGTTCACACTCTCGTTCATCACCTGTATCACCACCATCTACCCAAGTGTTCCACTCATCAGTACAACAAACATTACAGGTGAAGGAAAAAAAGAGTTTCTATTCGGACTCCTCAGTTTTCCAGCAGAGCAAGCCCCTCTGGTTGTTACAACAGGACATATTGCACTTTTCGAGGCAACCGTAGTGTTACCTTTAATTATTGGATTTTACTTTACACCAGGAGGGCGTAGATGATGGTTGATCGAGTTTCAGTTTTAGGAATGTCAGGTACAGCAGCAACCTTTGGATTGTCAACAATTGATACATTCCTTGGTATTGCAGTTGGTGCAGTGACCTTAGTCTACATGTGCATAAAACTTTACCAAGAGATAAAGAAGAAGTAATGAGTAGGTATCGCACATATGGTAGATTAGATGATCAGTATCGATCTGAAGGGGATACTGCATTCTTGCGAATGAATGCAAGACTACGCCCATCTCAACTGCAACCTGGCGAGGTACAACTATCTCAAAATGGGAGAATGGGAAAGGATGGAACATGGCAACCAAGAAAAGGTCTACTTACTTTATCGGGAGCAATTACCATAAGTGCAGATGCTATTCGTCTACCCTTTGCTATATCTGCCGCACAGAGAGATTCCAATGTGGTGACGATTACTTTATCTGAGACTCCAAATTCTGCATTCGTACCAGGCAATACAATTTTTATAGAAGGATTAACAGGATTCTCGACTGATCCTAATGGAGCAAAAACATTAGCATCTGTTTCATTTGTTAATAAACAGCTAACTTTTGCACAAACTGCTAGTAATGAGTCATTCAGCACATCGGCTACATCACTTGCATTTCCCGCATCATCTGCGGTGACTGAATTGAACTTTACACTTAATGATGATGGTGCAAATGAAGTATATGGATCTGGTGTATTTTCTGATCCAAACTCAGATAATACAGATGACTATATATTCACTGCTACCAATAATATCTGCGACATTTTAAGACTTCGTGATCGTGTAAAATATAAAGTTAAATATCCAGGTAGTAACACAATATCGGGTAGATGCAGTTTATTACAGGCATTTAATAAAGTCTTTATATTCCGTGGTGATAAAACAAGTTTTGAGTCAACTCCTATACTCACATCAAAGTCGATAAGTTCAGCAAGTAGGAGTGGCACAACAATAACTGTTAACTGCACAGGGCATGGAAGATCCGTGGGTGAATTTGTAACGCTTGTTGGATTAGGAAATTATACTACAAATCCAAATGGTGTATATAAAGTAATCACTGCACCAAGCGCTAATCAATTTACAGTTACATCTACAGACTCAGGGAGTGAGACATTTAATGTTAGTGGTGCAACTGCTCAATACTTTAGTGATTTTACTTTAGTTCAGTCAGGTAATTACACAGTGCCAAGTTATATAATAGATACTGCTATTGAAGCATCTAATGGACAGGTCACTGTAACAGAGACTTCTCATGGATTAAACCAAGGGGAGGACTTAGAGATAATTAAAGCAGATAGTCCCCTTAATTTATTTGCTCAACAGTCTGTTAAAGTTGCAGAGGTAACAGATGCAAACACATTTAAGTTTAACTTGGATGTTGAAAATGTATCGCTTGGTCAAAGTGTAAATTTAGTTTTATCAAAGCCACAGGCAATAAGTTACTTCGTACATCAACCAGCGACCTCATTTGCAGTTTTAAATCAAAGGCGATTATGGATGCCATACTTTTATGACTCTGCTGGCACGCCACAAAAAAGATCGAACAACGATGAAATAATTGCAAGTGATATTATGGACTCAGATACATTTGATGCAATTGGTGGTGCATTAAAAATAACAGGTGGTTCTTCTGATTTTATTGTTGGACTTGAACCTTTTACGGAAGATAAACTAGTCGTATTTGCTAGACGATCAATTCATCAAATTGATGGAGTGTCAGGTAGTTTAGCAGATGTGCGTGTCAATGTAGTAACTCCTGACATTGGATGTTCAGCAAGGAGTTCAGTTGTACAAATTGCTAACAAGATATTCTTTTTATCTGACCAAGGTGTATTTGGTCTAGAATATTTAGATGCATATAATCTTAGAGGTTTAGAAGTTCCTCTATCTGAAGCGATTCAACCTTATGTTGATCGGATTAATCAAGACTATGTGGATCAAGCAGTTGGTGCATATTTTGACAATCGCTATTATCTTGCAGTCCCGCTAGATGGTTCGACTGAAAATAATTTCATACTTGTTTACAATTTAATTAATGGTGGTTGGGAGTCGATTGACTCTGTAAATTCAACAGGCTTTAATGTTCGTGATATGCTTGTTGCTCGTGAGGGTAGTGAGAATGCACTTTACATAACCACATCTCAAGGTGGTGTACATAGGATTGAAGGGTCTGACTCAGGTGATCAGATAAGTGTACAAGCGGGTGTATCAATACCTGAGACAATTGCAATAAGTTCTATACTTACCACTCGTGAGTATGATATGGAAACAATAGACAGAAAGATGTTTGCCCGTGGCGAGCTTCATTTAAAATCTGATACAGACTCAACTTCTGACGCATCTATATCTTTTACATCATCCGATCCCGATGCCACGAGAACAGGTGCATCTATATCTGGTTCATTTGGTTCTGTGCTTGCACAAAGTGAGGATGCATCACTTAGAACATCCGTCCGGCTTCGTGGGTTTGGATGCTCTGCAACCATTACACCATCACAGGGTAGGCCATTTGTAAGAGCAGTTAAAATTGATGCTCGATTGGCAGACAGGTCACAAACTTCAACTACATAAATTATGGCAATTTTAGAAAATTCAGGAAACACATTCTCAAGTGGCGAAAGCGTTACGGCAGATAGGCTTAACACTATTACCAGCGGATCGACTTTCGCAACTGGTGACGGAGAGGCAGTCGATGGAACTAGTTTGCAAGTACATGGAGGCGGTTATCTTCAAGTAAAGGACGATGGAATAACAAACGCAAAGATTCAGGACGGAGCAGTAACCTCGGCCAAGCTCAATGCCAGTGCAGTAAGTGCGCTTATGCCGAGCGGTTCGCTCATGCCATATGCGGGTTCATCTGCTCCGACTGGTTATCTCCTCTGCGATGGTGCGGCAATTTCAAGGACAACTTATTCAGCTTTATTCGCTTTAGTCGGTACAACTTACGGCTCGGGCGATGGTTCATCGACTTTTAATATCCCCGATCTTCGGGGGCGAGTGATCGCCGGACAGGATGATATGGGAGGTTCTTCTGCTAATCGATTAACCGGTCAGACGGGTGGAGTTGATGGGGACACTTTAGGCGGCACAGGGGGTGAGGAAGGTCAAACGCTAACGACTAGCCAACTCGCTTCGCACAACCACTTTGGGGCTAATTATGGGGGAACAGGTACAGCGTATTTAAATGCCGCCGATCAAAAAATTATGACAAATGGAAATGATGGAGGAGCTTCCTCATATCATTTTTTTCGCACAACAGATACTCCTAACTCGGCTACAACTTCGGACTCAGGTGGAGGGACTGCACACAACAATGTTCAGCCGACCATCATTTTAAATTACATAATAAAGACTTAAAGTTATGCACTCAGACAAAAAAATAGATCCACTCGCAGAAGCGGCTAAACTTTAATGGGAAACCTAAAAACAGAAATGCTAACCAAGCTGGAGGGCTTTGCTCCCTACCAGCAAATCGTTGCATTGTACGAGGACAAGTCAAAGTTCTTTAGCGAACTTCACAACTACATGATTGGTGGAATGGTATGCTCAAACCCATCGTACTTCATGATGGTCAAAGCAGTTGATGGATCAAAGGATGCAACAGGTCAATGGTTCTGTAAAAATCCTGACACCTGGTACATCAGATGGGTTGCCGGGCAAGGATGCATTAAGGAAATGATGGAACAACTAGCACCATTACCATTTTTAAAATTTAGACGAATTACTCCAAACGGAGAGACTAGTATCCGAACGTATTCATGGGAAAAAATGTATAAGAAAGTAAGTTATGAAAAGTGATCCTTTAAAAGAAGCAGCAGAAAAGTTAAACACACAAGCACCCGAAGGTGAGCAACTCGCCTTCATCAACCCAATGGA